CCATGTGTTGATGAAAACCATAACAGCAGTGGTGTCAGGTTTGGGGAAGTCACAGAAGTAGATCTCACTCCCAAGAGTGAACATCTACGCATGATATTGTTGTTGGACACAACAGCAAAAAGATATGGTGTGCTACCCAGCAGGTTGCTTAAGGAAGGTGACACATTGGACATCCATGTGGTAAACACTGCCACAGCATGGGAGCAGTACCAATCACAAGTGGCGTCTGCAAAGGCACAAGGAAAACCAGAACCTGCTCCACAGATACCTGAGGACAAATTGAAAGGTATGGTTGAAGCAGTAAGGAGGGCAAATGACAATAAAAAAAGTACATGATAGGATTACACCTAGCATTAGAAGAATAAATTCACGTCTTGAACAGGTACCCAAAGCGGCATTGGATTTCTTTATCAAAAAAACGCCAAAAAGGAGCGGAAACGCGAGACGTAGGACAAAATTAGTAAATAAAAGAACAATCAATGCGGACTATCCTTATGCAAAACCATTGGATCAGGGATCTTCCAAGAAGGCACCTAAAGGTATGTCAAAACCCACAGGCAAATTCATTGAAGCATTGGTTAAGATTATATTGAAAAGGAAGTAGAGAATGGCAGATTTAAGGTACAGAGTTGATGTTGACACCAAAACAGCACAACAAAATCTAACAGGATTCAAAACAGCCATCGCAGGAGTTGGTACAGCACTTGCGGCATTAGGAATTGGTAAAGCCATCAAATCATTTGTGGATGTTGGGTCATCAGTTGAGAAACTGGGACTAAGATTCAAATTCCTTTTTGGTTCAGCAGAAGAAGGTGCCAAGGCATTTGACAACCTTACAAAATTCGCATCTAAGGTTCCTTTCTCACTACAAGAAATAGAACAAGCATCAGGTAACCTAGCGGTTGTTGCCAAAGATGCTGATCATTTACAAGAATTATTACAGATCACAGGTAATGTTGCGGCGGTGACGGGATTGGATTTCCGTACAGCAGGTGAACAGATACAGCGATCATTTTCAGGTGGTATAGCATCAGCAGATATTTTTAGAGAACGTGGTGTTAGAGCCATGCTTGGTTTTGAACAAGGCGCAAAGATATCCATAGAAGAAACCATCAAAAGATTTCAAGAAGTTTTTGGCAAGGGCGGTAAGTTTGGTAATGCCACTGATGAATTTGCCAACACATTGGAAGGAACAGTGTCAATGTTGCAGGACAAACTGTTCAACTTTCAAAAAGCGGTAGCAGAAGAATTTTTTGATGAATTAAAATTTCAATTGGGAGACCTAGACAAGTTTTTCAAAGAAAATCAAGAAGTGATAGAAGAATTTGCTGAAACAATTGGTGTTGGTTTGGCAAACGCAATACAAGGTGTTGCCGCAGTGGCAATATTCCTAAAAGAAAACATTGACTTGGTCAAAGCGGCATTTGTAGCACTAGCAGTTGGCAAGATTGCGGCATTGTTCCTAACATTAGCAACCAACATAAGAAAAGCATCCACGGCAATGGCGGCATTCAATCTTGTGGTTGGCAGAAATCCATTTGTAAAAATACTGTCAGCAGTGATGGCGGCAGGTGCAGGTATAATGTTCTACTTCAACAAAACATCAGATGCCACAAAAGCACAAGAAGAATTAAACAAACAAGCAAAAGAATTCAATAAAATAATTGAAGGTGATGGATTGGACATGAGTCTGAAAGCACCAATCAAAAAAGAAGACAAAAAAGAAATTGAAGAAACTTCTAAAGTTATTGAAAAATTAGAAAAATCCATTACCAAAGACTTTGAAAAAATAAAAAGAGAAATGAATCTTGACAAAGAAACATTTGGTCTCACAGGATTTGAAAAGGAATTAAAACAAATTGAAATTCAAGAAAAGAAAACCATGCTGGCAACCATTGAGAGAATCAAAGCGGCAGGTAAAGATTTAACAGGTCAAGACGCACTGATTGAAAGTGTGAAAAAGCAAACAGAAGAAATTATAGCAGAAAAGAAAAAACAAGCAGAAGCAGAAAGAGAACTGCAGAGATCATTTACATTTGGCATGAAAACAGCCATGGAAGATTATGTGGATGAAGTCACTAATGGTGCGGAGCAGGCAAGAAGAATATTTGAACAAAGTACCAGCAGAATGGAAGATGCCATTGTGAAATTTGCGAAGACAGGTAAGTTTGAATTTAGAGCATTAATTAACGATATGTTGGAAGCATTGTTAAGAAGCAGAATACAACAATTATTTGCACAGATATTTTCAGGAGGCAAATCAACCAGTCAAGGACCAGGACTGTTTGAAATATTAGGTTCAATAGGCACAGGCATCAAAAATATATTTGGTGGTTTCTTTGCAAATGGTGGTATGCTGGGAGCAGGCAAATTTGGAATAGCAGGAGAAAATGGACCTGAGGCAATAATTGGACCAGCACAGGTAGTACCAATGACAGCAGGCGGACAAGTCACTTACAACATCAATGCTGTGGATGCCAGATCATTCCAGGAGTTGGTGGCAAGTGATCCAGAATTTTTATTTGCGGTAACAGAAACAGGCAGACAGAGTTTGCCACAAACAAGAAGGTAATATAGATGACAACAGCATTTCAAACTGTGATAGATAGAGCAACAACACTTTCATTCAACAAGAGAAGAAAAGTTTCACAAACACAATCCAGATCAGGTGTGGTAAAAACTACATCAGCAGGAGGACAGGTATGGGAGTTTCAAGCAAGACTGCCTGATGGTCCTAAATATTCAGAATATAGACCTCTCATAGAAGCAATGGAGGCATTGGACACAGTGACAACAGGACAGATACAATTGAACAACTCAGGACATTCTTATATTTCAGGTTATCAAGGTGATCTATCATCTACATCTGGCATCACAGTGTCTTATTCATCTGGCAACACATTATCAATCACAGCAGGTGCAACAGGTTTGTCATCAGGCAACAAATTTGAAGCAGGTGATTACATACAATTAGGTTCAACAGGTTCAGTGTACACAGTGGCATCTGATGTTGCTTACAACTCAACCACAATTACCACACATAGACCTGTATTAGAAACAGCAGGATCATATTCACTAATCGTAGGTCCTAGTGTGACATGGGATGTCATTTGTGTTGAATTTCCCAACTACACACTATTTGGATATGATCAAATAAAATGGAGTGGACCCTTTATATTCGTTGAGGCAATATAATGTCCATAAATTTAACCAGTTATAAACAAATTCAGACCAATCTGTTTGTGAAAGTGGTAGTGCCTGGTTATCAGACACTGACATTTTCAGACTATCACAAAAATTATCTTATAGGTGCCACAACTTACACAGGCATAGGTGAATTATTGAGTGTGAGCAACACAACAAGTTCATTAAGAGCAACGCCAGAAGAATTAAGCATATCCGTTTCAGGCATACCTACAGGTAATATTAGTGATTTTGTTGATCAAAGAGTGCGGGGCAGTGCTGTTGACGTACACAGAGGTTTCTTTGACGCTACAACGGGCGAATTATTAGCAATATCAGGCAATCCTGCTACAAAATTTTCTGGAGTAATTAACAATTTTACAGTCACAGACGACATGAATGACAATGGTGAAGGCACACTAACAATCACATTCACTTGCACATCAATAATTGATCAATTGAACAACAAGATAGGTGGTAGAGCAACCAATCCTGTGGATCAAAAAGAAATATCACCAAATGACCAAAGCATGGACAGAGTGCCTGCACTGGCAAAAACAAACTTCAACTTTGGAGCACCTAATTAATGAGTTTTTTGGAAGGCATAAAACGGTTTGGTAAGAAGACCTACAAATTTTTAAGAGGCAATTCAACTGCCAGCACATTGGTAAAGGTTGCCGCTCTTGCTTTCCTAGTCAACAAACTGAACAGAAACAAAAACAGAGACAATGACCAGGACACAAAGAACATTGACGAAGGTGTAAGAATACAGGTACCACCAGCATCAGACAACAAGGTACCAGTATTGTACGGCACAGCATTCTTTGGTGGCGCAATCACAGATGCTGTGATGACCAATTCCAATAAAACAATGACATTCTGTATCACATTGTCAGAAAAGACAGGAGCAAAAAGAGATGGCACTGCCGCTTCATACAATTTTAAAGATGTGTACTACAATGATCAAAGAATAGTATTCAAATCAGATGGTTTCACAGCAGATTACACTGTGGATCGTAATGGTAATTTTGACACATCAATTGAAGGATTGGTAAAAGTGTATTGCTACGCAGGAGACACATCATCACCTGTTGTGCCAGACAACTACTCCAACGGTTCATATCCAAATGCTTATGATGTCATGCCCAACTGGAGCACAGGCACACACCTAATGACTGATCTTGTGTTTGCTGTGGTAGAAGTGAACTACAACAGAGAAAAAGGTATCACAGGACTTGGTGATATGAAATTTGAAATTAGCAATTCTGTAAAATTGCCTGGTGATGTGTTGAGTGACTTTATGCAGAACAGCATATATGGAGCAAACATTGACAGCACAAAGATAGACACCAGTCTAGATGACCTAAACACATTTTCAGCACAGTCAGTGAATTATGATGATCAAGGCACAGGCACAGAAACATTGGCAGACAGATATCAGATCAACGGTTTATTGGATACTAAAGAACCTGTGATGAGAAACATTGAAAAAATCACATCCACAGCAGGCAGTTTCCTAAAATATGACATACACGAAGGTAAATTTGGTGTCACCATCAACCAAGCAGGCACATCATCAGCATCATTCACAGATGACAACATCATAGGCAATGTGGATCTGTCAGGCACAGGATTAAAAGAATTATACAACAAAGTTAAGGTAGAATTTCCGCACAGAGATCTGAGAGATTCAGCAGACTTCGTGACTATAGAAATTTCTGCTTCAGATAGAAACAGCAACGAAGAAGACAACACTTTACAATTAACTTATGACATATTGAATGAACCAGTACAAGCACAATTACTGGGATTGATTGAATTAAAACAGAGCAGAGTCAATGCTGTGATACAATTCACAACAGATTATTCTTACATCAATCTCAAAGCAGGTGATATCATAGATGTGACCAATTCCAGACTGGGATACACATCAAAACTTTTTAGAATTATCACAATACAAGAGCAACAAGATCAAACTGGTGCTTTACAAATGCAAATCACAGCATTAGAATATGATGCTGATGTGTATTCAACCACAAACCTTTCTAGATTCACAAGAACAGATGCGTCAGGCATAATCACAATAGGTGCTATTGGCACACCAGGTACGCCGCAGGTTACAAAATTTGAAAGAGATGCCAGACCAAGAATAAATGTAGAGTCCACAGCACCCACAGGCATTGTGGAGGCAATGGAGTTCTGGAGAAGCACAGACACTGGTGTCACAGAAGCAAACAGATCATATCAATTGATTGCCACTGTGAAACCTGCTGACGGAGGAGTGTTCACGTCAGGCACCACAGTGGATTTAGATTATGACGCACTATCCAATTCAGACTTTGTGTTGAAAACAAGAGGTATCAACGCAACCACAGTTGGACCTTTTTCAGCAGTGTCAGGATTAATTGACTTTACACCCAAACAAGAAACAGATTCAATTGGTCCAGACACAGAATTGACAGACTCAACAGGCAATTTGTTAGGCGCATTGGCATTGGTAGATGTGTTGTTAAAATTACATGACTTGTTTGGTTCTACAGATGGCAACAAATCAATATTCCAAAGAATTTTTGAAATCTTTACCACAGAAACAGGCAAAGACATTGTTGAAGAAACCAAAGCAGGAACATTTGGTGGTTCAACCATAATTGTACAGGACGAAGGTGTACAGGTTGCTTCAGCAGGCACAACTTTGAACTTTGTGGGAGATTCAGTCACAGCATCAGCAACAGGTGGAGTGGTAACCGTAAATATTTCATTCTTAAATCTTGATCCAGCACCTACACAAGGACAAATTATTGTGTTTGATGAGACAAGAGGATTTGTTGCGGCAGATCCACCAAGTGCAGTCACCATACCACCACCACCTAGCACACCTTCAACACCAACATTCATTGAATTTGTGCAGTTCTATCCATCAGACAGAAACACATTTAGAGATCCTGTCACAGGTGTTGGTTATGATGAAGCACCCACAACAGGTTCTTATTTTGCCAAATATGGCACAGGTGACAGCACCGTGTTCTATGGCGCATTGACAATTGGTACAGGAAACATAAAATTATACAAGTCTGATGGTACATTGGTTGAAACACTAACAGCATCACAATTGACTGTGGACAACAATGTGGTTGAATATCCATTTGCCACAAGAGCAAACGGTACAGACTTTTACATCATACAGGATCAAGGCGTTATTCAATATTGTGATGATGTCAGCAGAGCGATTGATTCACCATTGACTTGGAACTTTAACACACCAAATTATTCTGTGACAGCATTGAACATTTCAGGAGACACACCTCCTGCAAATCCTAATCCAGCACCTGTGGCAGAATCAGTTTCACCAGGTGGTACCAATGTGTGTCCAAATGCTGATCTTGTGATAGACTTTGATCAACCTGTTAAAGTTGGCACAGGCAACATAGAAATAAAATTAGTCAGCAACAATTCAACAGTGGTCACAATCAATGCCGCAGATGGAGAATTGGTTTCAGGCACAACTGATCAAATAAATTATGGACCAATCACAGGAGTGACACCAGGTGTTCAACACTATGTGACAGCACCAGCAGGCATTGCCAAATACAATGGCGATTGTTATTCAGATACTAATTCACAACAGATACAACAGAGCGACAACTTTACATTCACACCTTATGCCAATTTGATTGTGGCATCATTCACAGTGAACAGTTTACCTATAACAAATGATACCACAAAACAAAAAGCAAACATTCAGACAAACATTGAGATTACATTCAACAGAGCGATTGTGTTTGGCACAGCAGGCACATTTGATCTGAAAGATTCAGGTGGTAGCACCATACAATCATTTGATGTCACAACCAATTACACAGATGATCAAACGTCTGAAATTATATTCTTAAAAGAAGGTGTATCAAACACAGTGGTGTTGAACCCTACCACAGACTTAACACTGGGCACCAATTATTATGTGAACATCACAGCAGGTGCAGTGGTGGATTCATGTCCAACAGACTGTCAGGCAGTGACAGATACCACAACTATTGCCTTTAAGACATATGATGGTCCAACATCTACGGTAAGTATAACAAATGGATCACCAAATGACACAGGTGTACAATTGGCATTTGACAACGATGTTGTGCCAAGCACAGGTAAGGTGAGAGTGTTTGACACAACCACAAACACAGAGATTGCCACAATTGATTCAGACGATTCAGCGGTGAGCATTACATAGGAGCAACATGGGTAAGATAGTCACAATAGACACAGAAGCATTGAATATTAATTGGCAACCAAATCGTCAATATCGTATTGCTATTGATCAAGGATTTGTGAAAGAAGATGGCAATAACCGTTCACCCAATCCTGCTAACACAAATTTAAGCACATTCACAACCAACGGCAATGACATGGTAGTGAATACCAGCACACCAGCACAGAGTGAAGGCAACAATATTGAGAATGCCACAATCACTTTGGGGTTCTCTAGAAGAATACAAAGAGGCACAGGAGATATTGAATTGTACAAAGTTGGTTCACCAGATGTGCTGTTGAAAACATATGCCACAGCAACTTCAACAGACATTTCATTGTCAGAACAGACTTTGACCATAGACATGACAGGTTTACAATTGGAAGGTGGATCTTATTATCTATTGGGAGACGCAGGTTCTATCAAAGACAGAGACGGATTTGATTGGGTTGGATTCACAGCAACCACAGATTTACCTTGGACCAATTCTACAGGTCCAGAGTTTCCGTCATTATCAGCAGGACTTACTGGTGCTTTTGTACCAACAATGAATGTGAACGCACAGAGAGTGGGCGATGCTTTCATGGGTGTCACTGCCGCATTGGCAATTCAACCAGCAAAACTACACAGCACTGCAACATCTACTTTGGCGTCACAGGCAACAATCACAACCACGCCAATTGCTGAATTTGTGTCAGGAGCAACACTGTCTAGCACAGCGACACAGACGACGCAAGGAGGTTTAATATTTGATCCGCCTGCCACAATGACATTTAACTTTGCACAAGAAACATTTGAAGGTCATCCATGGGCGGCAATTTTCAATGATGGAGAAACATCATTCCAGAACATGACATTTCATGCAGAAATTGTGGGAGGAGCATACAACACATCAACTGGTTGGACCAACACACTCTACACAGATTCTAGAAGCAATCAAATGTTTCACAACACATTGACAGGATCAAATGCTGAATATGAAAATAATTTTTCTAATGGTACAACATTTAACAAAAAATATAAAAGCAGTGGTCAAACTATTAATCCACAATATATCAAAAAGGATGGAACCAGTTTAACCTTGCCAAGTACCTCAGGTACCACATTCAGTTCAATAGGAAGCAGTTCAACCAAATATTATGTAGACATAATCGCTGGTGGTGGTAACAAAAGGCAAAATGATGTCTATGACGGACAATACCTGCTGGTAGGAATGAACAATGATTTACAGAAAAGAATAGACGAAATGAATGCGGACCTAGCCGCTGGCACAGAAAGTGGTCATTATGATTTAGGAGGCAGAAATTTTGGAGTTTTATATAATGGAACCACTCTAAAGGCAATACTGCCTGGACCAGATACTCAAACAACAATTACAAACAATGGTACCTACACTGTGGGTGGTCTATCCTCGTATGGTATAAATTCTGGAGAAAGCAATCTTGATTTTATTAGGGATTCCAATTTGCCAAGCGCCTACGGAGGCGGTTTAGCAGTTGTGGGCAACCAGGGTATGATCAATGTGTACAAAACTATCACAGGTACCCCAACTCTGCATACAACCTTATATTGTAGTAATTTTATAAACAAAGCCAGCAATTTCACTTCTGATGGAAGATATGCCAACTATTTGGTAGGAGTAAGATTAACCAAAGATTATCTCTTTGCAGAAAATTGGGCAAGATTTCCAGATGCCAATGGCAATTATAACACCAACACATCAGGTACATATGTGGTAAACCAATTTGACATTCACAACAATTTTGCCAGAACCACAATAATAGAAGAAACAACATTCAATGCACCAGGCGTAGGGGATACAGTGGCACAGAGAAGTGGTTCTAATGCTGATGGTGATATCTATGTGCCATTTGGTCATAGACTCACAGTGGATTCAAATGGTAATAACATTTTCAATAAAATAAAATATAAGGATATGTCTTAATGATCAAAGAACAAGTACAATCACTGTTGAATCTATTCCAGCAATCACCAGAGACCACAAGGCGATTGAATGTGTGTATGAAATGTCCTTTCTTGCGTCCAGAATCAATGAAATGCATCAAATGTGGTTGTCATCTCAAGTTGAAAGTGCGTTTTGAATCAGAACATTGTCCCATAGACAAGTGGTAAAAACTTTTTTCGCCTTTTTTTCCCTTTTTTTTGGGTTTTATTTACAGCAGTCATAAATACAAGCAACAGACAGTCGTTTGATTGTCTGTTTTATAATGTTCAGTTATTGAACAGACAAACAAACAACAAATAAGGAGACCAAAATGAGTGCAGCGAGCAATTTTTTGGAAAACGAATTGTTAGACCATGTATTAGGTGAAAATGGTAAGAACTACACACCACCTACTAACTTGTACCTAGCATTATTCACATCAGACGGTGGACTAGAAACAAATGATTCAAGTTCACAAACTGAAATATCAACTTCAGGAACATCATACGCAAGAAAAGATATTGATGTAGATGGTTCATCAGGAGCATTTGGAAATGCATCAGGTGGTTCAACATCTAACACTCAAACTATCACATTCACAGCGGCAAGTTCAAACTGGGGTACGGTAACTCACGTGGCAGTTATGGATGCTTCATCAGGTGGAAATGTACTTTTCCATGGTGCGGTTACAACAAGTAAGACAATTGAAACGGGCGATACCTTTCAAGTTAGTGCGTCAAACTTGACTATATCTTTAAACTAATTTTTAAAGATTGTATATACGATTTCCTAGCAGTGTCATTCTATTTGCTAGGCATACAGCACACAAAGGACACTGCTAGAGAAGAAACAAAATTTAGGAGACCACGATGGCAACTATTACAACAAGATCTGGAAAAGGATCACCACTCACACACTCAGAAGGTGATGCCAATTTCACAAATCTTAACAACGACAAATTAGAAAATATCAGCGAAGACTCAAGTCCACAATTATCAGCAAATCTTGATGTGAATGGCAATCAGATTGTTAGCACCAGTAATCAGAATGTCAAAATTTATCCTCACGGAACAGGCGTATTGGAAGTTGGCGGAGATGGTTCTTCAGCAGACGGCACAATACAATTAAACTGTTCACAGAATTCACATGGTGTGAAAATTAAATCACCTGCTCACTCTGCAGGTGCTTCATACACACTTACATTACCAACCACAGACGGAAACGCAGACGAATTTTTAAAGACAGATGGTACAGGCACATTATCATGGGGTACACCTTCAGGTGGTGGCGGTGGTAGCAGTGGTATATCAAGAGCCATACTACAATCAGGTTCTAACCCAGCAATGATATCACAAACCACAGCAAGTTGGACACAACAAGCATGGGCATGGGAAGAATTATCAGATTCAGATGGTATTGTGACAACATCAGGCAACACATTTACTTTGTCTTCAGGCACATATCATTTGCATATAAATTTAGGAATGTTGGCAGGTTATGCTCCATCATCAGGCAATGTGTATTGGCCCGTTGTGGCATTAAGAAATTCAAGTGATTCATCATATCCTTGGGGTTGGGGAAAATATGGCACATATATTTCAGCAACACAATCACAACATTATATGGTTGGTCCCACTGTGACATTTCAGGCATATTTTACCATTGGTTCATCTAAAACATTTGATTTGGTGTACAAACAAAATACATCATCAGGTGGTTTTTATGTGTATTTCCAAGGTGAAGATTCAGATTGGGACAACAACACAGCCGCAAGATCACCTGGTTGGATAGACATTAAGAAACTGTCGTAAGGAGACTGACTGATGTCAAGAACCGCGCCAAAGATGGTTGTCACACTCAGTGGCAACACACAGATATCAACCGCACAATACAAGTTTGGTTCATCATCTATTCATCTGGATGGCACGGGCGATTACATAACAGTCACAGACAATGGTAATTTTGACTTTGGCACCAACGACTTCACCATAGAATGGTGGCAGAGACTGGATGCACTTGATAGGTTTGCCATAGACTTCAGGGGTGGTGCCAGTGCCAGCAACAAGATATTATTATATTCTTATCAATACGACGGTTCAGCAGATGACCTTTATCTCTACACCACTGCCAATAGAATATCAGCAACAAACAGTGGTTTGACAGCCAATCAATGGCAACACATAGCATTGGTAAGATCATCTGGCACAACAAAACTATACATTGACGGAACGCAACAAGGATCAAGTTATACAGACAACAACAATTACAATCACAACGAAATGCGTATCTGGCACAATTCAATAGGTGCGGAAAATTACACACCTGCTGGATACATTGACGAATACAGAGTCAGTAATTCTGCTAGATACACCAGCAACTTCAGTGTGCCCACAGCAAGATTTGAAGATGATGCCAACACGGTGTTTCACTTACAAGGTGATGGGGCAAACCAGTCCACAGACATACAGGACACATCACCTCCATACTTTGAAGCAGGATATTTTGAACAAGGTTATTTTGAAGGCAGTCTATCAGCGGCACAAACACATGATGTTTCTGCAACATTGTCCTGCAGTTTTACCATATCAACAGAACAAGTATCTAATTATTTTGTTCCAGGATATTTCCAAGATGGATATTTTGAAGGCAGTATCACATTGGCACAAACACAGGCACAAACGCATGAAGGTGCGGCAACACTGTCAGCATCATTCACACAAAGCACAGCAGGCACTAAAATTTTAACAGGTGCCGCAACATTGTCAGCATCATTTACACAGACAACTGACATTGAAAAAATATTATTGTTGAATGAAGGATTAGAAGCATCATTCTCAGTCAGTTCACAGGGTGCAAGAACAAGAACCACAGCAATCACTATGACATCTTCATTTGGTGTCAGTGAAGCACAGCCAACAAGAATAAAACAAATGTCAGCAACAATTGGTTCTGCTTTGAGTGCCACAATGACTGTGAGTGCATTGAAAAATCACACAGCAGTCTTAAGTTCTGCAGTGTCATTCACAGCAACCGCAGTGAAGAATGCCAGCAATACCACAGCACTGGCAAATATTATTTCATTGAGTCTACAGGGCGATAGAACAAGGACCATTGCCAGCACACTCACTTCTTCTTTCTCTCATACAACTCAAGCAAACAAAACAACAGACACATCCATCAGTCAATCTGCACAATCAACACAAACCACATCTGGTGACAGGATAAGATTTGGTGCCAGCACACAGAGTGGCACATTCACATTGTCTTGTTCAACAGGATTGACTTTTAATGTAGGGTTCACAACATCCAGCATTGGTGGTTCAACAGGATTAGATGCTGTTGTAAGTCAAAGCACAACAATTTCAAGAACAGCGGGGGCAAGTGCGACACTGGCAGGTGCTTTCTCACCTAGTATCACAACAGATGTGCTGATTCAGAATTCAGCAACTTTATCAGTAGAAAGCACTGTGTTCGTCAGCAAGAGAGTAGGCAGACAGATCCTTGAAAATTGGCAGGAATATTATCTAGATCAAAACAATAGCAATGCACTAGTCACAGGCGACATATCAGAAGTAGCATTCGCCACAGATACAAAGAGCGGTCGCGGTGAAACGTACAGTCTAGAAATTGAAAACAAATTTCCATATACCATAGGTCAAACTAGTCCTCCTGCTACTAGAGCCGTAGGACGAAGTGGTCTGATATCTGAACAAATTAAAAGATTACAATTTAGCGACAACGATGTCTATGTTAGTTTTTGGTGTAAACCAGAAGGCACACAACCCACCGTAAATGGAGGTAATGTAATCTTTGGATTGACAGACTCCAATAATGCTATTGCAACACATTTTGATGACGTGTCTGGTAATCCAAGTACATATCTTGGAATAGGAACTTATGGTGGAACCTGGAAGGCAAAAATTCATAAAGGTCCAGGTTCAGGTGCCAGCAAATATGTGACATTGTCAGGTGGAAATGTTTCCACCACATCCTGGCAGAGAGTACAATTTTGGACAGATTACGCCAACAGCACCGTGTATTTCAGAGTTGGCAACACACTGGCAAGCGGCAGTGGTGTAATCTCCACTACAAATAATGCTAGATGGACATTATTCAATTGTTTGACAGCAACCACAAATAAGAAACAGATATATTTTGACAATTTAATGATTAGATATGGTGATTTGTCTGTGCCAAGCAATAGCACAGGATATCCAGAATCATTTCAGGGTGTTGTCAATGGTGTCAGTCAATTCCGCGAAACACCAGACAGCACCACAGTTGCCAATTTAAGATTTGAAAATAATTTAGACAATGATTTAGCAGAAACATTGGATGGTGAAGCAACACTTGCCAGCACCGCATCCATTCAGACCAGTTTAACATATGCTAATGCTACAGGCAGTGCCACAATGTCTGCAACTGCAAGTCTATCTTGTTTAGCAGAAACATTTTTATCAGCATCAAGCACACAAAACGCACAGGCAACAATCAGCGTCACATCATTAAGAATAAAACCATTGATAAGTGCATTGACAAGCACCACAACAATTTCAGCAACACCAAGCATCACAAGAACTGTATCCAGCACACAATCATCAGTGGCAAGTTTATCTTGTGCGATTAGTCTAACAAAACAAGGTGCGGCAGACTTTGATGCCATCAACACACAATTAACAGCGGCAAGCAAAATTGGTGACTTCCTAATGGCGTTTGACATTAGGTTTACAAAATCAATCACAGCACAGAAAACAACAGACATAACAACAACCTTAGGTACATCATTCACACAAACCGCTAATGTAATCAAAAACATTGATGAAATAGTCAATCTATCTAGTGCATTTACACAAAGCACACAGGGAGACAGAATAAGATTTGGTGTCAGCACACAATCTGTCACAGCATCACTCACTTGTAGTGCTGTTGAGACAGATGACTTTACAGCAGACTTCACAGTCACAGCAAGTCTATCATGTGAAATAGGACCTTTAAGATCCACAGGTGCAGAATTAAGTTCAACATTAACATCAGACATCACAGCAGTAAAAACAACAGATGTGTCTGGCACATTTACAACAGCATTCACACAGACAACTGACGGTCAGGCAGGATTGTTCTCTGACGCTGAATTAGATTCAGCATTCAGTCTTTCTTTAACACCTAGTGTCACACGAACATTTGAGGTAGACTTTGACGCAATCAACACGCAGGTCACTGTGGCGGCAAGAACAGCGGCATTCTTTATTAATCATGACGTGATTGCTTCAATGACAACTGTCAACAGCAGACAGAGAAACACATCTGCAAGTTTAGGCAGTGTGGCAAGTATCAGCACAACCGTCTTACGCATAAAACAATTAAGTGCTAACATAACTGCCACAGCATCAATTGAAGCAAAAGGTGTCACACAGGCAGAATCAGAAAGTGCAATGTCTTCTGACTTCAGTCAGACTACAACACCAGTCAAGACTGTGTCTGCACAGGCAAATTTACAATCAGACAATGCTTTCGCTCTTACGGCGCTTGTAGCAAGGGGTGGAGACATAGATTTGATAAGTACAACATCTGTCCAAGCATCAGCAGACAGAAGAAGAAACACTTCAGCAACCAAAACGGTTGTGGTTTCTATTTCTACAAATGCTGGTAAACAGGTAGATGGTGCGGCAAGTATCAGCACAACTGTCACAATGTCAACAGACTTCATTGTGATACACACCACAGACACGGTGTATGTGATACCTGCAGAAACAAGAGAATTCAGCATCAAAACTGAAACACGCGACATCACCATAGATGCAGAAGACAGAGAACACAAGGTGTTGCGACTAATTTAAGGAGAAAACAATGACGACAATAAACAGAGACGGTTTCACACAGACAGCACTTGGTCTAGAGATAGACAAGGATGTTGAAGCGAAATTGACTTACACTTTTGATTGGTCCAGTTGGTTGTCAACAGGTGATTCACTTGCTTCAGCAGTGTATTCTGTTGCGGCAAGACGAAATGATCCAACACCAGTAGTGATAGAAACATCTGGCACACAGGGCAACAAATCATTTGTACAGTTGAGTGGTGGACAAACTGACAAGACATACATTGTGTCAGCAAAAATCACAACCAATGATGGTGCTGTGGACAGAAGAAATTTTAGATTGAATGTCAAAACAAGAAGTGCGTAATGGACCAAAAAGATTTACAAGAACGATATCTTGAAATTTTGAGAGACTATTCCAAAATTGACAAGAGAATGGCATTGATGGAGCAAAATCTTCTCATCATGAAAGACAACCATCTAAGACATCTGGAAGACGATGTAAAAAGCATTAACAAAAAATTCAATTGGGCAGTCAGCATTGTGTTTGCTCAACTGGTAGGAATCATTTCATTTCTCATCATCAAAATGTAATACCATTTTAAATATTGGTATGAAGAGTCTAAGGAAGCGTTTAGAAAAATACATTGATATTGAGAGATCAGTTGAGAATGATGATGTTATCCTAAGACAACGCCTCAAGTACACACCAAAAAAATGTGAAGATTGTCCACGCACCTGTAAGACAAGACGCAGGGTGGCAATCAAATTGAATCATCCCAATCCTTGGAACAGAGCCAGAGGCAGTTTCTATGCAAAGATGTGCAGTGTGTGTAGAAATTACCAAGACCCTAAAACAAAAAAATTCAACATCAATTGGCACACACTTCTACGTCATTATTGCGGACAAAAAACAGAAAAACAATAAATACTATTGCATTAGATGTTAGCAGATTGTAGGACTGTCAAATCTTCACTATCTCCTTTATACTCCGTATAACTGACATCTTTGTGCTCATACAGGGGATCACAGCGCCATTTATGCTTTTATATCCTAATACATCATCAAATTGTTGTGATCCCTTTCAAAAATAAACCTTAAATTTTTGTGTGTTGCTAAATAAAAATGTATTAGGCAACAGCAAAGGCAATTTCCAAAAAAAAAACATAGCACCCAGGTAAAAACGAACAAAGGTTGCAAATCCTAAAAACATTAGTTCATGGTGCCAAAAAACACTGATTGATGGCCCTAAGGTCTTAGATTGGTGAGTGTGTCGCAAACACTATCACATACACGGTAACGCAGTGATAGACTTGGCAACAAGGGTCGTGGCAGGTAGGGAAAAGCACAGAGTCCTGCGACAATACACAATCAAAAACACCTGCTTCCAGTTCTCATTCGTTCAACACGATTCAAGAACAATAGATGGAACCAAAAAACAGGTTCCGTCTATTCAATCAATCAGATTCAAGCAAACAAAAGTGACGCCAGTCACTTTTAGACTGAACTTGTTCAGTCTCTGTAAGAAATCACTCAAAATCACTTATTTTCCACATCTCACCTCAAATGACCCGCTATTTTATTGACTTTTTTGGTATTGACAAATAATGCCAAAAGATGCTATAATGATCACTATATTAACCATTTAACAATAGGAGATATAATGGGACAGGCAAAGAACAGAGGCACTTACGAAGAAAGAGTGAAACAGGCACAGCAAAAAACTGAAGAAACCAATATGCCCAGTTTTATTGTGAGATTACACATAGACGATTTACTAAAAATCACTTATGATAAAACAGGTTTAACAGACAAACAAAGAATGTTTGCCAATGCTTGTATAGGTTCGTTGAAAAAAACTGAAGATATACAGCACTTAATACGAACAGGAGCATTTGGGACAATATTCTGGGGCAATTCGCAAGACTTTGGCGCTTCAATTATAGAAACCAAAAAAGATGCTGATTTAGGCAAACACTGGATTGAAATGAAAGATATGTTTATGTCCAAATATTATGCCACAACCAATCAAAAGATAGAGTTGAGCGAAGCACATTGTGAAGCAGTTATCCAGGGCACAACATTTCAACCCTTAGGTATCAAATTGAATGCTGAAAAACACGAATTCACCAATTTTAGTTTGGCAGTGGCGTATGCCTGGCAACAATCTAAAATGACTAAAACTTCATTTGGGGATTTGTGTCCGCCAGAAGCAGACCCAACTACCAGATTTTACACACCACGATTTGTTGAGTGTGTCACTGAAGCATTGTTGAATTTAGGTGTTAGAGTAAAATTGGATTGGAAACCAGGTGCGATGATTACTGAATTTGTACAGGAGGAGGCATAATATGAACAAGAAAGAATATAACCAAATATCAGACATCACTTACAAGATACAAAACTTGGCAGATGAATTAAGCAAATTTGAAGATTTTTCATCAAGCGGTGATGATCTACACAAAATAGCACAAGGCGTTCAAGACTTGAGAGACGATATAGCATCAGCTCAAGGTTTAATTGGACCAAATAATTAAAGAGGAGGCGTAATGAAGAAAGAACTATTTAAAATGATTACCGTGCTACACAAAATGGACGACATTGTGAACCAGATTAATCAGATTCACCGTTGGTACAACGATGGTGTAATCAGCACACGCAAAGCAAATGAATGGGAAACAATGGTTCGTTATTGGAAACACCAAAAAGAAAAGGTAAACCATACATAACAACTAAATATCTGTCTAACAAAGGAGAAGACAGATGGCAAGTCAATATACCACAATGCGTAAGGCCCACAGAAATTTGTGGCAAAGATGGTATCGCATGAATCAGCGATGCAACAACAACGAAATATATTATACGGACGTCAAGGTGTGTGATGATTGGAACCGTGATATCTCAGGTGAACAAGGTTTTGTGAACTTTGTGAATGACATGGGAGATGATTTTGATGAACAACTCACACTGGACAGGATAGATCCCAAAGGTCCATATGACGCACATAATTGTAGATGGGTCACACCCACAGTGCAGAACAGAAACACCAGATGGCACAAATACACAGAGAGAGGACAAGCATTAATCAAGATGTGTGACAAATGGGGATACACTGCAAAAACAAGAGTGAGATTTTGGAACAGATTGAAGCGAGGTTGGAGTTATGAGGACGCTGTGAATACACCACCATCACTTTCAAACAGAAAAGGCAAGAGCGATCACAAAGCAAACGAAAAGCGACGCAAATTGTATAAAAAACGCACAATCTGGCAGAAGATTAGAAGCATCATATAAATAATTGCGTAAAACTGATTGAGTCCTTGATGCGTAGCATCACTGAGTCAGGCGAGGTAACATTAACCGTCCAAGGAGAATAATGGCAAACAAGACAGGTCCAAAACCCAAGCAACTGGAATCATACGAAAAGTTTGGTATCCCAGTTGGCAGGGACAAAACACACATAGACCCTGATGAAGTGGAGAAATTAAGTGCTCTTGGTGTGACTATCACAGAAATGGCAGACTTTTTTGGTGTCAAGGAACAGACTCTAAGATACCACTTTAGCGAAAATATTACAAAAGGCAAAGCAAATCTTAAAATTACATTGAGACGCTCAATGCTCCAGAATGCCCACAATATGAATGCTTCTGTTCAAATATTCCTTGCCAAAAATCTATTGGGCATGGCGGATCAACCTATCAACACAGAATCAAACCAAATACTGCCGTGGAATGAGTCATATCAAACGGACCAAACACACCAGAGTGAAGCACAGATTGGTAAGACTGCCTCTTTACAAGTGAGGGCGGAATAGTGTATAATGTAGATATGTGTACGCATACCATGATAGACAAAGCATTAGACTTCTGGCAACAACTCGCTGAAGTGGTCAATGCCAA